ATAGTTATCTCTTTGTTCGAACCCTTCAGCATGAAAAGACAAATCGCGCTTAATAAAACAGAACATCATTAATAAAATGAGGAGAAAAGTAAGTATTTCCCATCGTGTTAGGGAATGAATATATGCGAAAAAGGATTTATATAATGATGTCATACTACTACACTAGTATTTCGTTACAAAATATTATTATCGTTATTCTTGCGCAAAAAAAAACGGAAGACATAATAATATATTGTGCGCGTGTCTATAATTTAAAACCACAATGAGTGAGCCATATGAAATAAATGATATTCGAACCGATACAGAATTTCGTGGAATAACATTTTCTGCGTATAAAAAAACTGATGTACGTAACGAATTATTGAATAGTCTATCGAGTTCTAAAATAGAGCCTTCATGTTATTGGAGTGCAGAACTTGTATGTTCTGGGCATTATCTTGAATTATGGGATATTATAATTACGTTTGCAAGTAAATACATACATTTAGCGAACCCTAAATTACCGCTTTATATTGAAATGCGTTATGAGAGTTTTAAATCAATCATATCAAATGGTTATACGGGAAATGAACTTCGATTACGAAACCATCCAAAGATGCGGTCTCTATTTGCAGAAATCATTTGTGTTCTAGCGAATTCGAAGCGACAGCATAAATATGATAGTGTGAAAATTAAGAAGAAGGAAGAGTATGATATAGCTACAATGTCACAGCGCCTCAAGGCGCCACGTGTAGACTATGCGCAAGAGTTCTTTCGTGAGAGAGACCCCAAAGAAATTTTCATCGCGATGAATGAGTTTGCGTATCATATCTCTCGCGATTCCAAAAATACGTTGCTTGCGTGTTATTGGGTTGAATGGATAGTAGAGTTCGAAACGATATGTAAATCTAAGAAGGAAACATGTCGATGTGAACGTAGGTCACATATTCCAGTAGATGAAAAACTACAGTTTGACCCAATTTGGATGATATGGGATATGATTATTATGCAAAGCAATAATAAAGAAGAACACTCACCACTTACTCAAAAAATTGTGAATAGTTTATTACGATTATATTGTATTCGTTTTACGCCAGGAGTTCGTAAAAAGCGTCGTTATCTCATCTATTTTGCAATATCACTCCTCACAACTGAGTATGATAGCAAAATCGAAATGATAAATGATCGTCTTGTAATCGAAACGGCAGTCGGTAATATTAACTCAATTTATAAACAGATTAAACAACATGAGATTAGTCCTGATACAGACTATCTCTTTTCTTCTGCAGGTTATTCTGGTGACAAAAATGGAGATTTAGAACGAACAATCAAACGTCTAGAAACATTGAATGCGATGAATACAATTGTTCATAAAAAAGACGATGAACCGTCGTTACAAGGCCCCTCGCAATCCCAGATACAGTCTCAGACACAAAAACCAGTTGTATCAAAAAAATATAATCCATATGAATAATAATACTATAAATATACAGTATATACAGTATATATCAAAGAGCATAGAAGGATGTCTCTTCCGACTTTTAAATTTACGAATATCATTGCACCTACAAATAATGAAAGGGTAAATAGTGGGTTATCGCCTGCATCTAAGATGGAGAAATCTGGTATAATATCGAATATACAAAAATCAATGAAATCTAAATCAAACGTATTATCTGATATAAAAGATAAAGCACAGCAAACATTCAAAGGAATAAAGATGCCTGAGATATCTCTCGATGTATCGGAAAGTAGTATTGGTTCGAGTACAACTAGTTCTGATGTAGACACTAACAGTTTTTTCTCGTTTACAACACTGATTAAGTTAATTCTTATTGGTATAATCGCGTGGTTCATGTGGAGTAGTTTATCAACGAATAATGATTTTCATTTAGGAATGGGTGAGTTTGGAGATAAGATAACCACATTTTTAAAGTCAATGGAAAATAAAGGTCGTGAGCTTGTTTCACGTATTACAAATACGCCGATGGACCATGATAATACTCATAACAGTGACAGTGACAGTGACAGTGACAGTGACAGCGACGTTACTAGCGATGAAACAGCCGGTACATCGTCATCTTCTTCAGTGAAACGGCATAAGCGTCTACAAACTGTATCAGCTGCAACACATCTTCCACCAGTCCCACCTTCAATGACAAATAGCAGTGATAAAAAACCGGGTTTCATAAACGATGAAACAAAATATACATTTTTAGATAAAGCCGACCGAAGTTATACAGGTCCTGCTCCACGAGCAGATGATAGTACAAGTTTAACACAGAAGCATCAAAGTGGAAAGGGTGGGTATTGTTATATTGGTGAGGATCGAGGATTTCGAAGCTGCGTTAAGGTCGACGCAAGTGATAAGTGTATGTCAGGAGAAGTATATTCGCGACAAGAAATATGCATAGATCCAACATTAAGAGAATAAGTAGAATATGGACTACAATGTCAAATACTTTATTTCAGGTACGTATGTATATGGTTCGCTAGTTGGCAAGTCGCCATTGCTGTATACAAGTGTAACAGTAACTATATATTGCGTGCCAGGAATTATATTTTCAATACCGGACGAAAATCCAGGAATACGTATTGTATGTTCTCCTGCACCGGAAATAGGTTGATTATCTTTATCAAAATACGCCCTATATTCAGAATTTAATCCATTCACCCTGACATATGTTATCGTATTTTCACGCTGCCATTGTGTATTGATTGAAAACGTCAATTCAGCATAAGATAATCCTGATTGACTGTAATAACTTTCAATATTAACAATAAGCGCTCTTGCAGATATAGTATTAACATTCACGAATGAACGAGAACTCTCTGCACTTAATAAGTAACCATTATTGGCTTCAATAACAACTGAATATGAGCCATCCACGATGCCAATATTATTTATGGTACTATAAAATGTACTATATACAGTTCTAGTATCATTTGCTGATAGGTCATATGTGGTTGTAAAACTTGCACCTAGCTGTATAGTTAATGGTGGTGTTATTGTAATATTGTAATACTTAATATTACTACCGCCAGTATCTGGTTTGTTCCACGTAATATTGATATAATTTCGTGAAACATCTGACCAAGATGGTGGATTTAAACCATATTTCGAGGTCATAATTACATTTTTTGGTACTCCTGGTTTCATAAGTGTTCGCGCGGTTATAATTGCGGATTCGGGGCCAACTCCCACACTATTGATTGGTTCGATTTTGATTTGATATTTATTTTCATTCATTAAATTACGCAATACATAACGACGCGTTCGCCCCCCATCGGATGAAGTAATTATACTTGTTGTACTAAGCGTTTCTTTTATCCAAGTTGTTGTTGGTATTATTCGATAATACAAATTATACATGCTAATAGGAGGTCCATTATAAGATGAAGTGCTACTGGATAATTGAGTAGAAGCACTTGCACTACTGCTGCTAGCACCACCGCCGCTAATTCCACCAGTATTTATTGGTTCGCTCCATTTCAAATCCACCATAAGGTGTTGTCGTTCATCTGGCGTATTAGTAAATCCGAAATCATTGATAATGGATGGAACTGATGACGTTTTAACTGTAATTGTTGCCGGAATACTCGATAATCCGCGGACATTTCCAGAAAATACAGATATATAATAAATTGTATTGTCTAGAATATCCTGAACGAAATTCGTTTTTTTTTTGAAAACTACTGAATTACCGTTTATTTCACCAGAAATAGGATTATAAGATGGTATTGTTCCAGCGGGCGGTTGATATGGAAAGACACTTTCATATGGAACCCATTTTTTATTATCGACGGAATAAGTGATAACATAACCGATAATTGGAAAACCGCCATTTGAATTCGGTGCATCCCATGTAATTGTAACGAGTTTATTCACGTTATCATATTCACTGACACGTAAATTCGTTGGTTCTGTCAAAATAGTTGTTGGTATATTTGAAGTGAGTTGAAGACCGGCCTCGTATTGGTAGGTACGTTTGTAATTATATAAATTGATAGATGGGTCATAACACAATAAACGTTCGCGTCCAGGAACTCCGCATGCGCTTGTAAGACCACATAATGTTCTATTATTTGCAATTGTTGGCGGACATATTAATGAAAATTGATTATTTGTATCGGTTATATATTTATCGGAATTACCAATTTTCCGCATCAATTCACCACGCGATGCCTTTGCAAATTTTTGATTTTTGGTTAGACCTCCTACGTTTTTATTGTATTTCAGGATTTCAACCTTGCGCCGCATATCATATATTTCATCCACCTGTGACGGTGTTAATTTTAGACCAGTGGAACTGTCTGTAAAATCAGATGAACGGCATTCTGGTTTAAACCGTGTCCAAAACTGTCGATTATATGGATTACTATAAAAGAGGTTGGTATTACAGTTAATGACAGCGGGCGTAATTTCAAATACATTTACGTTGAAAGTAGCAACCTTTTGATTGAAGTTTGTAGTACTGAGTTGCGTGACTGTTACGATTGAAGTACCTGAACCATAGATAAATGCGTTATATACAGTATTTCTACCGGTTCCAGATACTCGTATTTTTAATATATTTTCATTCGACGAACTAAAAGTAAATGAAAAACTTGCATCAGTATCTGTGTTCGTTGATACTGGAGGGACCAATATAAACGCACCTTCGGATGTCATTTTATTTAAGTCAGGTAATCGATATACCGTAGCTGGATCATTCGTATTTTTTTCAGGTATTTGATTTGCAAACTCAGGCGTTGATTTATTAATAATGAGATTTATGGTAATTGTATTCGGGCTTTCTCCTATGAGTTGAGAAGACCTCTGATACATAGGCGTCTCTTCTTGAAGAAATTTGATAGAAATTCCATTTGAGAGTGATGTGGTATTCCTTTTGAATAAAATCCGATTACCAACTATTTCTATAAAATCATTTTTTTTAGTAAATGTTCTTGGAAGCTCAAGACTTAAATAATATACTATATCACTGTTATCAAATTCACCAGTATATATATTTCTACGCGTAGTTCGTGCAAATTGAGAGAAACTTAAATCGATGTACCCATCTACCCATTCACGTACAATATTTCCACTTGTATCAGGTATTGAATTTGATTTAGTGTGACCAATACCAGTAAATGGAAAATTAAGGCTAATATCTGTACTTGTTTTCAAAATTGTAAGTGGAACTATAATCTTTTTTTCGGAAAACGGTATTTCTACACTACCTGGTGTTGTTGCAGCTTGTTTGATTTCCATTCGAAACATCATGGAGTTTCGACCGTATGTAAAACTTCCAGATGTATCATATATACCGTTAATCAACAACATGTTACGATAAGCAAGTCGAATAATACTCGGGTCACCGGTTCGTTTGTATAAACCGGTACTTATATTTGTATTTGCAGGGTCGTCTGTTTGTTGCGGAATAACATAATAGTCTTTTTCTAACCGTACAACAGAAATAGCATAATTATTTGAAGGGAATGAAAAAGTGATTGGAGTAGAAGGGTAGTTATTATTCGATGTTATATTGACAAGTGGAATAACACCTATAAGAGTTTTGCGTTGATTTAAAATAACCGATGACACATCGGTGTCACGATAACCCACTGTTGGGTCTGTGCTTGGAATAGTGAATGTTCCAGGTAATAGTGTAAATGTAGTCGCATATGTTAAAGAATAAATGTTATACGAACCCCCACCTTCTTCAAAATAAACGTCTCCGGGGTTATCTACATTATCAGGTCGGTCTTGTTTTAACGGTGGCGCCCATATAGGTTGAGGTGGAACGCCAGGCATTATATTTTTTTACACCAGTATTGCTGATATGTGAGTGTAAAAAAATATTACCGCATGTACCAATTATTTGATAAGTAAGTTCCAACATTCTTTGTTGATGATGCCTCGCCATTAGCAGTTACCATCTTCATTTTCGGACCTTCATCAATAATGCTCTTGATTTTATTCGAACCAATTGCGTAATTAAAATATTGTATAGTAGAAATATAACCACTAAACCGTTCACTAGCCTTATCTTCGCCGATATTTACCTTTCCATAATTTTGTAATGGAATACCTGCTGTTTTACGGCGCTGTGCAAGACGTCCGTTAATGTATAAATCGATAACGTTATTTGTGACACGAATTACTGCATTCACCCAATTTTTAATGGGAATATCCGTGGCAATAAGCCTCTCATGCAAATTACGTCGTTTATCTGCTGAATTATCACTTTTTCCAGTAACGTCAACAAGCGCAAGTAATGAAACATTTACTCCTTTGTCTGTACGGTCTGGATTTGTTTCGCTAACTACATCTGTAAACCGGATATACATACCTGGTGCATTATTGGGATAATATAAACCATCATCACCCTTTGTTCCTTCTCCGCCTTTGCTAAAGATTCTTGAATACCTATCTTTTTTCAGAGGAACTTGATTAATATAAAACCACACAGACCATGTGTATTCTAAACCACCATCTTCGTTCATAGACCGCGATATAAAAACAGAATCCGGTTTTGATGGGTCTTGAGATATATTCATTGCCATATCTTCTGTATTCGCAGTTCCATCCAATACATAAGGAGACATCGAGGGAAGCATCAAATAAGACAGTGCTACAATAGAAAGTTTAACTGTAACGGAAAACACTATGAATACCATTAAAATAAATGCAAATTTGGCGACCAGGCTATTTGACTCCATGAACTCTTTTACACCAAAACCACTACCAGAGTTAGAAGATGAAATACCTGCATCAGTCGGTTTTGAAAAACTAGACGTTATTCCTTTTAAAAACCCATTATCATTCCCACTATCACTCATATTTTGTTATTATTATTGGTTACTAATATAATCGAATAAAAAAACAATACATTCATTTTACCTTTGAAAGTATTGTTTGAAATAATCGAAGCAATTCATACAATCATGCATGTTTTAAGCATAATTATGTGCTGACACTTGCCTGTTCCTGGTTATCCACGATGAAACTCAATTTCACCTTGTATTTGTTGAGAAGGTCACTCCAAGGGCTTCCGCCAAATCCTTGCGAGTAAATATCCCATGCTTCTTGTGGTGCGATTGGCGCAGCCTTAAGCTTAACATTGGTTATAAATCCAATGTCATCCTTCGGATTACTATCTCCTAAAACAATACTTTTAGTTTCTTGAATACGAGAACCTAAATTGACAACACATGATTTCACTAATTTACCATCAACATAAACATCCATGGCAGAGCCGTTGAAGCTAATAATCATATTAACCCATTTCTGTAAAGGAAATTCTGTGATTTCGCATAAGTTGTCGCACGTACTAACAATACCGGCTCTTGGACAAATCTGTATTGTGTTTGTGTTATCTTTGAATAATACACGTAATATGGCAGTAGAGTAATTTTCAGAACCGGTTACGTCTGAATAAAATGTGACTACATTTGCACCGCCGACCCACTTCTTTATGTAAAACCAAATCGAAATTGCACTGTTGGCCTTAAAACTACTTGGTAAATTTGAACTTTGTAACGTAGTTTTGTTTGTCCATTTTTGCATGGTTCCTAAAGTGGTGTAAGTTGTAGTTAATGCTTTGAAAATAACATACAACAGTAAAAGAATTACAATTACTGCTAGAACTAATTTTGAATTCATATTCGTATAATTATTATATATATAATAATACGATAAATTCGTTTGATGGTTCTGTTATTTCATTATGTCAGGTATTCGTAATAACAATGCAGTATTACTTGGAATATATTTCGGTTGTCCCAACTTTATTAACTTCATCTTCGATAGTGCTCATTCCAATCATTGGTGGATTTTGGGATTTTAACATAGTATATGTCCATCGCATTTGTTCTTTTGTCAAAGGAACCTTATGAAACGCGAAATTACATATTGAACCATTTAATCCTTTATTATCGGTTGTATCTCCAATTGTAATTGGTTTCATGACAATATCGGGCATGATAAAATCACTTTGATATACGAGCTTGGTATTTAAAAATAAATCCATTGTTTTACCATTGTAATTTACGACGAAATAATTCCATTTTTGGAGAGGTACTGAAACGTCGAGTTCATTATCATTATCGAACAGTACTCTAATCTGTTCTTGTTTATCTTTTGTTTTACCGGAAACAATAGTATTGTAATTGTTCTTGGAATTGTAAATTAATTGGGAAGTTGGGTATGGATTGCCTGACATATCTAATGTTCTGCAAAATAATTTCAATTCGCTTGTAGATTTATTATAGGTTAAGCTTGGAACATCACCAAAATTAAATATTTCTAAATCTTTATTCACTGAAGTAGCACTGTTATTCAGGAAAAACCAACCAGAGATAGAGTAGTTATAGCGTTTCTTTTCTTCGACCGGACAATTTGCAGCTTTATCTTCTGGCGTACGGTCAATACCTGTATTATGATAAATAAAAATTTGAGGGCTTTGTGTATTCAAGTTTGTATCGTATTTTTGTTTTAATGAAACAGGTGCTGCCACGATTTGCGATGCCGATGCACCGATGTAGTTCAAGAGATAAGGACCGCCATACAAAATCGCAATAAGAAGCAATTCGATTGCGATAATAATCCATATTGGGCGTGTTGTATCACCAACTACGCTTTGCGACGATTGAAGAAAGTCAAGAAACAAACAAGGAATATAAATGATGCATAACCATAACATTTTAAGCAGTTTCAACCCGATGATTGATTTTGTGAGATGAAATATAAACATGGCGAGTATCAATACAACCATCACCCCATGCTGTTTATAATATGCAAGCGCACATAAAACAATAAAGAAAATTGTATTAATGATGAAACGGATATTTGTGAAGATATCACTAATCGATGAACGATTTTCAGCAGCACCATCCGTTGTGGTTTTACGGTTTAATGTATCGATAAATTCTAGACCATAATGAAAGAATAATATGGCCATACCTAGAACAGTCATTCCAGTAATTGACATTCGATTTTTATCATCTTTCTCTCGGTCATAAATCCAAACGATTATCATTAATATTACGTATACGATATGTGTCGCGCCAAATGCAAGTTGGCGGAGCGGGTTCGTTGCATCTTCTGTTTTGAAGTCATCAAATAGATAATTTTCTGGCGTCTTCGTATTGGCTTTCGTAAATTTATCTCGAAGATAAGCCACAATACCAGCAATACCGACAATTGCTATAATTACATATATTGTATGTGCAGTTGGCGAATTCATCTGTGTGACAAATCCTCCTGATGCAGTATTATCCGTTTCAGCGCCTTTATTTACAAAATCGGCATCAATCTTATAAACATAATAAACAACCGCGAGAATAAGTATAACAAAAGAAATAATGAGTAATATTACTTTAATCAATTGTCCAACTGCACTAACCTTGGTCTCATTTATTTCGATAGGGTTAATGTTATTTTGAACTACGGGAGCAGTAGGGAGTGATGATACGTCAGATGGTTTTAGATTATCATCACCGATTGGAAACATACGAAGGTCGGTAGTTTGTGAATCCCATTCCCAGAATTTTAATGTATTCAAGGCTTTATCACGCTTATCAATAAAGTCAGGTATTCCTGTAAAAGATGCCAAACTATAAATACCGGTTCTGAATAACACCGCAAAAAGTAAAGGAACCAAATAGATTGTTGTTAAAAATTGTCGTAATAATCTCTTAAATAAGTTTTCGTTTTCAAAATTAGCATCTACACCGTTATTATATAGATAAAAAAACGTTGGCATACTGCAAATAGCAAGAATAACTACAAATGCAATCGCCCAACCCCAATTATCAGGAACAATCGGCAATGAAGTGTCATTCTTTCTTGTTTCATTCAAATATTTCCACCACCATGATAGACCAATTGAAAATACGCCAACAAACCCAATAATAGCTAATATGACATTTAATGGACTCGTGTCGCTAATCTTTGTAAACTGCCATACCTGAACTGACTCTGCAAATTTAAGAATAGAATCAAGACCTCCGGCATTTAATTCTTTCACTATCGGAAGCAGTAAAATAGCGCATAATATAAGACCGACAATAAGTACAATAAAAAATGTATCGATGAGTTCTTTCACACGAGGAAACATATCTCCTGAAAATGTTTCGGCAATCCAGTCACTCGTTTTGTACGATGTTGTCACATTTGTGAAAAGAACAGATATCCACATGACGACCATAATAACTGATAAAAATGGAATGAATGAAAACCATTTTGAAAGACGGATAGCAGTGCTATCGACATATTTAATATCAGTTAATACTTTATCCCAATCATTCGATAACATTTTATCATTTTTGATTTTTGATTGGTAATCATTCAGTGGCGGCGCCACCGGCGGAACCTGCGGCGGCGGACACTGTCCATTGAATGTGTATAATAATAAATCATTGAACGATAACTCTGGTATATTTGCACATTCTGCCATTTTCACCCGGACATTATAGCATATTAAAATAAATATGGCAATAAAAACCGAAAGAAATGAAAAGGTTCCTAATATTGCATGTGTAGGTTGTTGAGATTTCTTACTATCTTCGTTTATCCTATCTTGTATTGCCTTATCAATAAGTGTACTACTTGCATTTGGGTCTTTTTTCTTCAATTCCTGTGTTACTTCTTTACGTAACTGTTCATAATAAACACTTTTTGAAAGGTCGCTATCTTGTTTTAAAATATCAGCGGCGTTGGGGGTTTTTAGGTTCTGTTCTGCAAATATACCCCACGATATGAATATCCAAATACATAATAGAAGACATAAACCTATCATCATACCCTTATAAACAGTGTATTGTTTTACTTGTCCAAATAAAATAACTATAAATACAAACGATGCAAGAAGCCATATAATACCATGCACTAAAAACGATTTTTCACCATAATTAGAGATGTTTACGCCATTATCTTTATTAAATCCAGGCCCTTTTTGACTAGCAGAAAGAAATAAAGCACTAGGTGAAAAAACTAAACCAAGTATTATAATAAAATATATAATGAATGATGGGTTCCACATCTCTTTAAATAGACCAGAAACCTTATTCGTGTTTCTCCACAAGAAATACCCAAAAACTATAAAAAATACAATTTGAAAAAATATTCCAATTCCGAGCATCCAATCTGCGCTTGTTTTTGCAATACCTTTTTTGTATTCGTTTGATAGAACTGTGTCGCCGCTCAAGGTATCATTTAAATCCGTTTCAATTTTATTACCTTGAATAACGATAGGAATACCAATTGTAATACAAAGTATAAGAAGAGGAATGAGTTTGCTTGTTGGAAAATCTTTTAATTTATCAATCCCAGTATATTTTAATACTGAAAGAATAATTATAATAAATGAAACCGCCAACATAATTCCACCAACCGTCATTAATCCGACGGACGGATTATAATTAGTCGTTTGTTCTGAAACATGAATACTAGCAAATCCTAGTCCAAGACCAAGTCCGAGAATGATAATAGGCAGTCCAAAACGAATAACTGTATCAAAGTTACTTGAACCAGACAATTTGAATTCGGAATTAGGTGGAGTAGGTAACAATGTTTTCGCCAGTATATTATTTTGTGATGATGCTTCGGTTTTCATAGTTAAAAATGAACTTGGCTGCAAATAATGAACATATCCGACATATAAAAATGTAATTATAATTGTAATAAATATTGGCCAATTCCCAATCATTAATTCCCATGATATAAATCCAATCAATAGTATCACGCAAAGTATAATAATCGGAAGGTAATTCGCTATTGTTTTAATATGGAACGTTTCTTCAGTTGCAGATACGGCATTATCAAGTTGCGTGTTCATATCTATAATCGATTATAATGATAACAATACACCCAGTTATAATTATAATATATAATAATGTCGATACAATTACGTGGCTATTACGCCAAATGTGTCCTTATGATTACAAAAATGACATTGCAGTTTTTTTTCCATGACAGTCACGACATAAAGCAACTAAATTACTTACGTGATTAGAACCACCATGTTCTAATGCAATTACATGGTCAACTTCAAACCATGCTGGAAGCTGACGCTGACAATCGCCACATTTCCAACCTTGTTGTGCAGCAACATATTTCTTCTTCGTTTCACTTACACTTCTTTTACTTGTTCCTTTTCCCGAGTTTAGTACTCGTCTCTCAGCGGCAGAACCACCATGAACTAATGATGGCTGTGCAGTTGGCTGTGTCCCGTGTATTATATTACCTCCACCCCTTTGTTGAACTGGTTGTATGCTTTGCTGGTCTCCTGAACTCGCAGTTCTGTTCGTAAAATCGAAAAATGGCGTTATCATATCTGCCGTGCCTTTACTTATTGGCATATACTTAATTATGTCGTTGGCATGATACAATAATTGCCTAGAGTTTTCCGGATTACGGCGCAAAAACATAAATAGAGATAACCCAATGAAACCAAATGTCAACATTTTAATCCACTTTTGATTACTTTGAAACATCTTTATAAATTGGCCATCATAATACGTATTTGCAATAAGGAATGCAGTAATGATAAATACTATATATTCGGTTTTTACCATTACGTATTATTTTCGTTAGCGTATGAGGTTATATATAGGAGCGAATAAATCGGCGGATAATTTATTTTGAAATAGTATCACCGATTATGATAATAATACGCTGCGTATCCTAGCCCGGCTATTACGAGTATATATACCAATTTCTCTCGATACTTCAATTCCTCGAGAATTTGGACAGATTTTGGTCGATAATGTAAATAGTATTTTTCTAGCGCATCATGTAATGAGATTTCATCTTTCATTAGAAGCACATTGTACCTATTATGAATGAAATGAACCCAGCGAATAAATGAGTCGCGACTATCTAAATAAGGTGTAATTGGATATTTATGCAGCATTCTATCAAACTCCGATGACATTTCTGGGTCCGGAATGAACATCGAAAAATTTTGGATAAAATCGTAGTATTTTTTTCGAATAACATCGTTTACATGGTCTGGGTAATTCACAGCGACTGTCATCAAAAAGAACCAATAGTGTGGTCCCCATACTTTCGCGTCAAGCTTCATAGAATTCGCTTATAATGAAATGACATAAAAACAATAATAGAAATACGATAAGCGAATTTATAATGGAAGAGGAGGCTGGGGCTGAAATATTAACCAATAGTCGAGTAGAACGAGATGAAATATTAGTAAAAATAAACAACCCTAAATCTGCTTTATCTTATCTTGAAATAAGCCAATTACGTTGTCCTAATAAACAATTGAATTCTGGAGGGTCTACCATCGGTAGTTATAGGGGTAAAAATGCAACGAACATCAGTGGAACTCTTATAGGGGGGGTAACTACTAACGGCCTGGTTGATTCAAACAAATATTTCTGTAATAATTGCAACCGTACTAATCATGTATATAATAATTGTCGTGCACCGATTACGAGTATTGGTATAATTGCTTTTCGGTGTGGTGAGACAGGACCTGAATTTCTTATGATACGTCGCCGTGATTCTTTCGGTTTTGTTGATTTTGTTCGTGGGAAATATTCACTCAACGATGAAGCTTATATTCAACGTATTATAGACGAAATGACGATGACTGAAAAGGCAAACTTACTACGTCTGACTTTTGAACAATTATGGAGATTGTTATGGGGGGAATATACTCGTGGTAGTCAGTATAAAAATGAAGAACATATTTCATATGAAAAATATAGGCAGGTAATTGGTGGAATACGTACAAAAGATGGACGCATAAAAACGCTTCATCAATTTGTAGATGAGTCGACAACCCAATGGACAGAAACAGAATGGGGGTTTCCGAAAGGACGACGTAATTATAATGAAAAGGACCTTCCGTGTGCATTGAGAGAATGCCTTGAAGAAACTGGATATGATATCGGGATTGATAATGTAATTCAGAATATTGCACCATTCGAAGAAATATTCATGGGGTCCGACATGAAATGTTATAAGCAAAAGTATTTTCTTGCAATGGTGGATTTAGATAAGAAACCAAAAAAAGCACACGACATCATGGAAGTTGGTCTCATGAAATGGATGACATTTGACGAGTGCATCAATACAATAAGGCCTTATAATTTAGAAAAGATTAGTATTGTTCGTAAAATCAATAACATATTATCCCGCTATCGTATATTTTAAACGATTTCAAGTTCTTTTTATTTCGCGTAGATATATAAAGAACTGTTTCATATTATAATAGATAACGAAATGGCAGAAGATGCAAATAAAGATAAAGTTGCGCCTCAGTCGTCGGCGGCTGCCAGACCATCTGTTGCATCAATTGCAGCAGCGGCTCTTGCAGTTCTACCAGAGAAAGAACATGAAGTAGATTTGATATCATCCGGTAAGAAGAAACGTGTATTGAAACCAAAAAAAAGCACTATAGAAGCTGTATCTACATCGACACCAGCAGCAGCAGCAGGAGGTGGTGATTC